ACTATGATTGGCGGACTAATGAAACATGATGATCAACCAGAAGGCGAATACGAAGATGCAGTATCAAGATATAAAGAATTTATGTCTCAACCTCGCCCACCGGGTGAAGCAACAACTGATATGGTTCAAGGCTTTATATTTGACGATGAGTTATTAGATAGCCTAGGCGAAGCTGAAGATGGCAGAGATGTACTTGATGTTAGATCTATTGTTCAAAGCAGACTAGAAGATTTCTTTGGTGATGCTCCTTTTGGTATAGATATACATGAAAGTGTTTATGAAGCAAAACAAGAAATGTGCCCAGAAGCATGTTGTGGTAAGCCTATAACAGAATGTAAGTGTGGACCAGATTGCGAACACTGTGATTGTCATTCCAAGAATTCAGCAATGAATGAAGGAATGGAATTTGATGAAAAACGCAATGATGATTTACAAGTTATAGCAAAAGACATGTTTAAGCATGCATTAGCAAACGCTAAGAAGAAGGTGAAGTAATTATGTTTACTATGGCCCAATTTGAAAAGAACGAAGATAATAATTATCATACAGAAAATGGTATTGAAATGGCAAAACATTTTGGTACTGAAGATGAACAAAAATTAATGTTACAAATTCAAAAAGATCATTATGATCGTGGACATATTAATCCAGAAGAAATTGAAGCACGTTCAGGCATCGTTAAAAAATACTGGCACATGCTAGAAAGTATTAGTGAAAGTAACGTTGATGATGAAATTGCAAAGCATTACAGAATGTTAAAACTTCCAAGCGTGAAGTCATGGAACAACCTAATTAAAATGGGCCTTCCTAAACAAAAGGCTAATGAAGACGAAGACTCAGGACATGATAGACAATATTATAGAGATTTAGACAAAGGTCAACTTAATCATACTAAATCAATGTTAATGAAAACTGCAGGTCAGTTAGAAGTAGCAATTAATCAAAGATCAAAATTTAGTAGAGAATTAATGGGAAATGGCGACAAAGCAGGTACAGGCGATTTGTATAATATGTTAGACAAACTCAACAAATTAATTGAAGAGTGGGACAACGAAACAGAATTGTACGGAATGTAGGAGAGCTATTATGAGATTAAGTAATTTAGAAGAAGGTAGTTATAATAACACACCAGAGCCAAAGAAAATGCAAGTAACAGTTGCTGATAAAAAAGCTAACACTGAAGCATGGAAACGTTATCAAGCAGGCGACTCAAGATACGAATTTAAAAATCCAACAACAGAAGCAGAAGTTGAAGAAGGCAAAAGCCCACACAAAAAAGGTACTGCAAAGTACAAAAAGCATATGGCGGCAATGCATGCAGAATCAAGTACAATATCAACCAGACAAAATTTTAATACAAGTGATAAAGGCGGAATTCAAAAATCAAACTACACAAGTCATACTAGAGACTTTGACAGCAAAAAAGGATTAAGCACTCTTACTACAGCACAACAACAAGATGGTAGTACTAGCAGTAGATTTGTAATGCCAGGAGGTTCTGGAGTTGCAACAAAAAATGGTGTTGAGAGAAACATACAAATGAAAGGTCCACAAAGTTGGGCATATGATAAACCAAAACTAAACGCATCTAAGGAACCAAAAGTAAGAGAAGCAGGTTCACCATGGACCACTACAGGCAAACATCCAGAAAAGATGACTGTGGACGAGTTATGGGACGAAATTGCAGTATTTGATCATATACAAGACAGAGGTGAACGTTTAACCCCAAAAGATATGATGAGATTGGATTCATTGTTTAGTTACATGGATACAGCAGAAATGAACGAACAAATAAAACGCAAAGCAGATTCTATGATGGAATCAGCTAAGTGGAAAGCAAAAAAGAACAAATAGGAGTATATTATGTTTAATTGGATAAAAAAGATGTTTGGAGCAGGCGCTAAAGAACAAGTGTTCGTAGCAAAACCAAAAGTTACTGTAACAAAAACTGTTACTAAACCTATTGTTATTAAGCCAGCATTTAAAAACAAAAAAGAATTAGCAAAACTAACCAAAGGCAAGATGGAAGAAATCGGCAGAACGTACGGTGTAGAACTTGATAAAAGAAAAAAGAAAGATGCACTAGTTAACGAACTTTGGAAAGCAATTAAGAAATAAGGAACTAACGACATGCGTTTAACAAAACTATTTGAAGATAGAAGTGCAGATAGATTAAAATATATAATGAACTATCTAAAATCTAATCCCGAAGCCGCCGGAAAGTTTGAAAAAGTTATCAGGCAGAAATCTAGAGAAAGTGATCCAATGGATGACATGGAAGCTAGATTAGATCCTCGACAAACTGCACCAGAATCAGACCATGCTCCACTTATAGATGATTTCGTTAAAGCCATGGTTGATGCAGATGGCGACCATGATGATATGACTAACTTTATTAATAATTATGGAAAAGTAGATTATATAAACACCGCTGTACTTATGAAAGAAAACGAAATACAATCAGTTGACTCTTGGTTAAGTGGCAATTCTAAAGTAGGAGTAAGTACAGAGTTCATTAAGAGTTTATTTGGAATATTATATCCAACAGATAGCTTTGGTGGACCAAGCGAAACTGCATTATGTCTACTATCTCCTAACATTACTAGACCAGAAGGTAATAAAGGTGATTTAGTTATTAACGGTGTCGCTGTTGAAGTTAAAGCTCAAGCATCTAAAAAAGGCGGCGGCGGTAGATTAAAAAATCATGCTGATAGTATTGGTACACCAAACATGGAACCTATTTATAAGAAAATATATGCATTACCTAACTGGCGAGAAGGTGATGTGTTACCTGCTGTTGATAGAATATCTGCTACTACAACTGGACGAGTGACAAAGGGCAAAGACAAGCATCCTCTTAGAAATATAATACAAAAGATAGATGAATACGATAAAAAACTAGCAGATGAATTTCTAAAAGAAATGGTAACAGGTGTATTTACAAAATCAGCTAGCCAATATTCTAGTATATTTAACGGATGGCGTAATTTTGATTATACACAACTACATTCTGCGGTAAGTAAAATGGCCTTTTTAAATTATAAAGCAGAGTTAGAAGCCAAATCAGGTGGAGTAAAAGTATTTCTATTAGTTAACATATATAAAGGAACATCTTTATGTTGGAATACTGATAATTTTGATAATATAAGACAACTATTCAAATTAGGTCCAATTGATTGGGGTGATTCACGAAATGGCGCCGCAGTACAAATAAGTTTATAATAATATGTGGGAAATAATTGAAAGAATGGCAACAGACCGTTTATGGGTATACACTGCTCTAGTAGGAAGTATATTCGGTGCATTGTTTGTAGCATATTTACGTGGAACTAGAATTAGTGCATGGGCTTTCAGCAAATGGTCAGCATTACTAAACTTCTTTGTTACACGCTATGGTTGGACATGGTTCCAACAAGATCCAAATGCTTGGAAAAAATTACACCCAGACCTTACTAAACGCATAGAAGATTTAGAAAAGCGTTTAGCATGGATAGAAAAAACCACCACACGAAAAGTAAAATAACATGAATCAAATATATCTGGTATGTACTCGTAGTGCGATCAGCGCCAGTGCATTAACTTACATAATCAATCAAAGCCCACAATTCTACAATATAGTACATAAGAATTTATTTCTACATGAAGATGGAGATCATTTTGATACTGCTAAAATAATCGAAGACTGGTGGAATGTTCCTAGCATGTTTAGTGCATATAATCCAGATGTTAGAAATAACGAAAATATAAAATTAGAAACACTACAAAACTTATGTAACGAATGGCAAAAGTTACAAACAGGTAAACACATTGCATTCTTTACACATGCAACAAACACAGCAGATATTATGAAATGGAGAGATGAACACAATCTTCCAATAACTGTGGTTACTACTATAATGGGCAACAACTGTTACAAGTACATGGACTTGTTCTTAAAAAGAGAATACAATGACGAAATGAATGAGTTTATAAACTTATTTGAAGCATGGAAACATTTATACAATCAATTTTTAGCCCAAGATGCCATGTGGTCAGAACATGCTGATGTTGTACTTGCTATGGACGATTGGCTAGATAACCCAAGTGTAGTATATCACGCATTAAATATATTCCCTAACAACAATGTACAACCGTGGGTAGACGAGTATAAAGTAGATAATCAATATCACGAGTGGGATATAAAAGTAAATGATGTAACAAATAAGTTAAAAACCATGTGTTATATCTATGGAAAATATGAGAACTTATTCCATTCAAATCAAGCCAGAAAACTATTTGCACTATCAGTGTTAGAATCTGTAAGAAAACAACATAAACACGGACTAACGGACATACAGCAAGTAGTAAATCTCACTGAAAATATCATCAGAAAATCATTGACTTTAGCGTAATTATAGTCTATAATTAAAACTAATTAAACCTAGGAGAATATCTATGAGCATTACATTTAACCAAGACGATATAGCAAAACTTAAAACACTAATACAAGAAGGTATTCAAGTAAGTCAAGAAGTGGAAACACTTAATGAAGGACTAAGAGATACTGTAAAGCATATTGCAGAAGAAATGGGCATTAAGCCTGCAATCATTAATAAAGCTATTAAGGTAGCATACAAGGGCGAACTACACAAGCATAGAGATGACTTTGATACACTTGAAACTATACTTGAGAGTATTGGACGACCTGATTAATGGAACAACGCAAAAAACTCAATGACAAGATAAAAGAACTTAACAGTACTAGGGTATTTAAAAAGATAACACCCAAAGGTGATTTATCCTGGTATGTCAAGTGGGCTTCAGTACTATTGATTTTAATAGCAACATCGGCTAGAGCAACAGGCACTATACCACATATTGATTTATGGTTTGGATTATTTGGAACTATAGGTTGGTTTTGGGTTGGTATGCTATGGCACGATAGAGCATTGGTATTTCTAAATGGTGTGCTAGTTACTTTAATCTTTACTGGATTATTAAACTATTACTTTGGGGTGTAGTTTTGATTGATAAGATAAATGCAATTTGGGGTATAGATAATAATACAAGTGACTTAGATAAGTTTACAGGCTATGAGCACTTATACAACAAGTTTGACACTTACACTAAAGAAGTATATTACGCAAACCCACAACAAACAATACAAGAAGTCTATGATTTATATCGTAGTGTAAATCTTGTTCCAATCACATACTTTACAGAACAAGGAATGATAAACGAGCTCAAGCACTTTAAAAGCAGAGGCTATAATCATGTAACAGACAATGTACAAGGACTGGGTAACAACGCAGGTTCATCTATTGGAAGATTTTTATTTCCTAATATGATGACTGCTGAACCAAAAGGTAGAGGGTCAAACAGTTTACGAGATAGATTCTTAGATGAGAAAAAACTTAAAAGAGCAATACGCATTTGTTTTGAATTTAGAGATAGTAACAAACTTGTATACCCAATGTCATTGAGAACTGCATTAGAATTAGTTACTGGAGAAAATGTTACTAACTTTAAAGCCCAACATGCCAGAAGTATTGTAGAACATTTGTGTCCTGTAATGTGGGGCAGAGTATATGATTACAGTATGGGATATGGCGGCAGACTGTTAGGAGTAAGTGCAAGTAATATGAACTACACATATGTCGGAACTGATCCTAACACAGAAACATTTGCTTACTTAGAATACTTAAATGAACTATTAGGCGGACCTGGAAAAGACAATGAATTATATTGTAGTACAAGTCAAGATTATCAATGCGAAGATATTGACTTAGCATTTAGTAGCCCACCTTATTTTAATTTAGAAAAGTACAGCGATGAACCTACACAGTGTATGGTAGAGTTTGACAACCTTGATCAATGGTTTGAAGGATACGCAGTACCAACAATGCAAAACATATACAATGGATTAAACAGTGATGGAATTTTTGCAACAAACATTGCAGACTATAAATCTTACGATAGAAAAGAACCATATGAAGTTGTTGATCGTTGGATAGAAACTGCTGAAAAGATCGGCTTTAAATATAAAAATACAATAAAAATGTTACTAAGTACAAGACCCGGAGTTGGTAACGATCGTAAAGAAGGTAGACAAAAGTGGGAAGGCGTTTATGTCTTTGACAAATAAAAATATAGAGCGTATAATAGTACTATGAAACAAATAATACATGATATGGAATGCCTACAATGTGGTGATAGGTTTATTGCTCCTAAGCCTAGGCCGTGTGTTAAATGTGGACATAAGTATCTTATTGATTGGGGATTTAAAAAGGTGAATAAAAAATGAGTTATGTAGACGCATATCATGATAAAAACAAAGACGTTGTACATGTTGTAGAACGTATAAATGGCAAAAGAGAATTCAAAGAAATTCCTGCCAAGTACACATTTTATTACAAAGATCCTAAAGGTAAATTTACAAGTATCTTTGGTGAGAAGCTAGAACGCATTGTGTGTAACACAAGCAAAAAGTTTAACACTGAGAAAAAGATACATGGACATAAAGGCTTGTATGAAAGTGATGTAAATGTTATTTTTAAAACATTTGCAGAGAATTATGATCCACAATTAGTTCCAGAGCTAAATGTTTGTTTCTTTGATATTGAGACAGACTTTAACAAAGAAGTAGGGTTTGCTCCACCTGAAGATCCTTTCAATGCTGTAACGGCAATTAGTTTGCACAACAGTTGGATGAATACAACTATTTGTCTAGCAATTGGTCCTAAGACTATGACATTTGATGAGGCAGAAACTGTTACTAATAAGTTTGAGAATACTATTCTGTTTAACACAGAACGAGAAATGCTTGAAGCGTTTTTAGACTTGATTGACGATGCAGATATTTTAACAGGTTGGAACAGTGAAGGCTTTGATATTCCGTATCTTGTAAACAGAGTATCTAGGGTAATGAGTAAAAGTCACACACGCAAGTTCTGTTTATGGGACATGCTTCCCAAAGAACGAAAGTTTGAACGTTTTGGAGCAGAACAACAAACATATGATTTACATGGTCGTGTACACATGGACTATATGCAATTGTATAGAAAGTATACATATCACGAAATGCACAGTTATAGTTTAGATGCAATTGGTGAATATGAATTAGGTGATCGCAAAGTAGATTATGAAGGTACATTAGATCAATTATACAACAATGACTTTGAAAAGTTTATTGCTTATTCAAGACAAGACGTTGACTTACTTGTAAACTTAGATAAGAAGCTACAGTTTATTGACTTAGCAAATGTGTTAGCACATTCTAACACAGTGTTGCTACAAACAACAATGGGTGCGGTTGCACAAACAGACCAAGCAATTATTAATGAAGCACACACTAAAGGCATGATTGTTCCTGACAAGCGTTACGACAGAGATTCAACACAAGCCGCAGGCGCCTACGTTGCAACACCTAAAAAAGGTATGCACAAATGGGTTGGAAGTATTGACTTGAACTCACTGTATCCTAGTATTATTCGTAGTTGTAATATGAGTACTGAAACTATTATTGGTCAAGTGCGACACACGTACACAAAAGAAATGATTCAAAATGCTCGCACAGTTGCTGAAGCGTGGGAAGGAAAGTTTGCTTGTCATGAGTATGAACTTGTAATGGATAAGAACATTGACGAGTTGCTACATTTAGACTTTGAAGACGGAACTAGTTTTGAAGCCACTGGTGCAGAGATATATGAAATTGTGTTTAACAGTGGACAACCTTGGATTATTAGTGCTAATGGTACAATCTTTACATATGAGAAAAAAGGTATTATTCCTGGATTGCTAGAGCGTTGGTATGCAGAGCGTAAAGAACTACAAGCAAAGGCTCGTGATGCGAGAGCAGAAGGCGGAGATAAGTTTGCGTTTTGGGACAAACGACAGTTGGTTAAAAAGATTAACTTGAACAGTTTGTATGGTGCGTTACTTAATCCTGGCAGTAGATTCTTTGATAGTAGGCTAGGGCAATCAACTACATTAACAGGGCGTAGTATTGCAAAGCATATGGCCGCAGAACTTAACAAGATTATTGCAGGCGAATATGATCATCAAGGTAAAGCAATTGTATATGGTGATACAGATTCCACATACTTTAGTTCATATCCTATGTTGAAAGATCAAATTAAAAATGGTGAAATTAAATGGGATGTTGATACTATCATTAGTTATTATGATGCAATATGCGAAGAAGTAAATAAAACATTTCCTGGATTTATGAGTAGAACATTTCATACTACATTAGACTTGGGTGCAATTATTGCCGCAGGTAGAGAAATGGTAGGTAGTGCAGGTTTGTTTATTACAAAGAAGCGTTATGCAATGTTAGTAATTGACAACGAAGGAAAACGAGAAGATGTAGACGGTAATGCAGGTTATATTAAAGCAATGGGCTTAGACTTGAAGCGTAGTGATACGCCACCTTGGATGCAAGACTTTTTAAAAGATGTATTGCTTGAAGTACTTACAGGTGCAGAAGAACAAGAGATACTTGATAAGATTGTTGAATTCCGTAAAGAATACAGNGCCAAGCCAAGTTGGGAAAAAGGCTCGCCTAAACGTGTTAATAACTTAACAANCTATCGAGGTAAGATGGCAAAGTTTGAAAGAGAACGCAAAGTAGCACACAACAATAATAAAACAACAGGCGAACTTAAAAAGCCAGCAATGCCAGGTCATGTTACTGCGGCACTTAATTGGAATAAGTTGCGTGAGATTAACAGTGATAATTATGCCAATGAAATTGTAGATGGTATGAAAACTGTTGTTTGCAGACTCAAAGATAATCCACTTGGAATGACAAGTGTAGGATATCCTACAGATGAAACACGTCTTCCACAATGGTTTTTGGATCTTCCTTTTGATGATGATCATATGGAAACAGTAGTGGTTACAAAAAAATTGGAAAACCTATTAGGCGTGTTGAATTGGGATTTAGATAAAGCGGCAGCAAAGAACACGTTTAACAACTTATTTGAGTTTTAATGATTCGTGTTCTTTTAGTATTATCTACTTTATTACTTACTGCATGTGGGCCAACATTGTTTACAGTAGGTGGTATTGTAAATGTTACTGCTGGTGATATTGCTACAGTACCAATTAAGAAGAAAATAATAGAAGAAATAACTGAAAAACCTAGCAAAACCGCGGATAATTAACTATTGACATACGTCAGTATTTGCTATATTATATACATATGAAATACTTAATTATTATTACAAGCATTATATGGGGTATATTTTTCTATACAAATGCAAAGGCAGAAGAAACAGTAGTAACAAATGAACAGTTTGCATTTAAAGTAAAAAGTTGTGTACAATCTTTATATGCAGATAAAACAAAGTATCCGTTAACTAAGCAAGTTCCACTAGAACTTATTATTGCTCAAGCGGCACATGAAAGTGCATGGGGTAACAGTAGATTTGCAGTACAGGGTAATAACTTGTTTGGAATAAGAACGTGGAATCCAGAAGATCCACAACTAAAAGCAAAAGGGGCGCCAGATGCTCCTTGGGGTGTAAGAACTTATACTAGTTGGTGTGCAAGTGTAGAACATTACTTACACATACTAGATACACTTCCTGTTTATTCGCAATTTAGAGAAGAATTGCAGTTTCAAAGAGAAGTAATTAAAAGTGTTACGCCTATAAATTTAGCATTGTATTTGGCAAGTTGGAGTGAACAAGGGCCAGAATATGTAAGATTACTACAATCTATAATGTTAAGTTTATATCAAAAAGAATTTTATAAAAAAATAACATAAGGAAATAACATGATTGACTTAGGAATTGATGTACAAAAAACAGTAGATAAACTCAGTAAATGGGACGACAGACACGGTGGTCCATATGACAGAGGTGGTGCTGATAGTTACTATAGACGAGGTTGCAAACCACATTATTACACAGCCGATA